GCTTGAGGGATATGGTGCAGGAGTCTTATGATAGGGTTCACAATATCCAGCCAGAACCTTTCGCTGGCTATGAGAGGGGACAGTAATGGAAATAATACTAGCTGTTATCTGGGGATTGTTTCTTGCTGTTCTGTTTAGAGGGGCGTGGCTTATGATAGGGGACGCAAACGAACGCTATGAGCAGCGTAAAAAAGAGGGTAAGAAATGAATAGTTTGAAAGATTTTATTGATGAGGCGCATAAAAGTGCGGACAAAGCCATTAGGAACGCGCAGAAAAGTGATCGCTGGGCTAAGTTAAACGACTGGCTAAATGAGACAATAACCATTAAACGGCTCTATTTTGCTGTTGTATATTTCGCTTTATTTGGTTTTATAGCGTATGAGGTTATAATCTTTTAGCCAGCGTCCATAACGCGCCTCCTGCCAGCCTGATCCACTGGTGGCATAAACGGATCACTTAGGCCAAGGTCTCCTTAGTACCTTTTGACCCAGACTAGCCCACTGGGGAGCCGATACGGGCTATTAGTTTATTACTTTGTATTTCTAAGTATCTTCAATACCAATATCAATGAAAGTCTAAACTACCTATTAGAATGTATATTCCAGCATGTATTTCAGTACCTAAAGTCCGGAATATCATAAGTGGTATGTAATTCATCAAAAACAATCATTTCCGATCATATGTGATTATCCCTACAATGCCGCCTCATTCACCAGCATGGGGGTATCTGTACATGATTCTGTACATGATCGCATTTGTTGTTACAGCTTTATTTGCTGTCGCAGCGCAAGACCTTAATTAGTTTACATTTCCGTATAAAACCGGCTACAATGCCCCAACCAACTACAGTTCGGGGTGCAACGTGGACTCATTACAAGTAACTTTACGCATAGATGAATGCCTATTTTTTGAATTGGAAGATCACCTGTTCCAGTTTGATGCTATTATCGACTCTATAATGGAGACAGACCTACAGCGCAATCAGATACGGGATGCCCTTTCTGACTGGTGTACATCAGTTACTGAGGCAGTCGAAGAGATAACTGAAATCAAACATTCTAAAATCGAAGAGCCAACACTAACTGCCGATGAAGTATTCGGTACTGAGGTCTAATGTTAAAAATAAACTATAGGAAGTCAGGGGACTTAATACCGTATGTCAATAATTCCCGAACGCACAGCGATCAACAGGTGCAGCAGGTAGCATCAAGCATTAAGGAGTTCGGTTTTACTAACCCTATCTTGATAGATGAAGATAGCGGTATCATAGCGGGCCATGGTCGGCTTATGGCGGCACAAAAGTTAGGGTTGGATGAAGTGCCTACCATTACGCTAGAAGGGCTTACAGAGGCGCAGAGGAAGGCTTACGTTATAGCGGATAATAAGCTGGCTTTAAACGCAGGGTGGGATTTTGAGACTTTGAAAATTGAAATGGAATCTATAGCAGAAGACTTTGATTTAAGATTGTTGGGTTTTGATGATCAAGAATTAGCTAATATTATTGATGGATTATCTGATGATGATAATCAATTAAAAGAAGAGTCATATTCTCAAGTATTTAACATAGTAGTTAATTGTAAAGATGAAGCTCACCAAGAACGTGTATATAACGAATTAATTACTAAGGGTTATGAATGCCAAGTTCAAAGTTTGTAGTTGAAAGTAAAATACCTTCTTCTTTTAGAGTTGAGAAAGTTAAAGGTCAATTCGATTACGATGCGTCTGTAGTTCGCAAAGAATTTGATGTTGATATACCTATTGAAGATATGGATTGGAATATTGGCTTAATAGTTGGGGCATCTGGATCAGGCAAAACAACTATAGCTAAGAACGTATTTAAAGAATTTGAGTTATTTGATGGCTTTGAGTGGTCCAATAAAACAGTTATAGATGATTTTGCGGATGGTTTATCAGCCATTGAAATTACCGATTCATTAAATAAAGTGGGATTTTCTAGCCCTCCAGATTGGTTAAAGCCGTTTAACGTGCTATCTAACGGGCAAAAGATGCGAGCAGAATTAGCTCGTTTAATATTAGAATCAGATAAGCCTATTATATATGATGAATTTACATCTGTAGTTGATAGGCAAGTTGCTAAAATCGGTAGTTCGGCTATTCAAAAATATATTAGACGGGAAAATAAGCAATTTATTGCTGTGTCCTGTCATTATGATATTGAGGAGTGGTTAGAACCTGATTGGCTGTATGATGCTAATGAAAAGAAATTTTATCGGAGGTCACTTCGGCGACCAGAAATCAAAGTCGATATTAGAAAGGCACACCAAAGAGAGTGGGAACTATTTAAAGAGTTTCATTATTTAAGTTCAACTCACAATAAGTCGGCTCATAAGTATATAGCTGAAATAAACGGTGAACCTGTAGCTTGGTGTAGTTTGTTACATTTTCCTCACCCAAAGCTAAAAAATTGTAAAAGAATTCATAGAATTGTTGTTAAACCCGATTATCAAGGTATTGGTGTAGGCGGCAGGTTTATGTCTGAATTGGCTAAAGATTATAGTAAATTAGGCACTCGTATAAGATTAGTTACATCTGCGCCTTCATTCATCTACGGGTTATCTGCTTCTAAAAATTGGATGATGGTAAGAAAGCCCTCAAGACTTAAAAATACGGCAAAAAGCGGAGTTTTAGCTGGAACAACATCAGACGCAAGATTAACCGCATCATTTGAATTTGTAGGATAATTATGAAGATAGGCAATCAAGGCGATGGGGGTGGACGGCCTTCTGTAGAATTTACAACAGAGCAGATCATTGAATTGAAAGCCCTAGCGTCTGTGCTGAATAAATCTCAGGTTGCTGATTATTTTGGCATTTGTGAGAATACTTTAAGAGCAATCGAGAAAAGACAGCCCGAAGTTTCTGAGGCTTATAAAAAGGGGCGCGTAAATCAAATTGCAGGTATGGGGTCTAACCTTATTCAGTTAGCCAAGAAAGGTAACGTTACTGCTAATATTTTCTACCTTAAAACTCAAGCTGGCTGGAAAGAGTCAGAGCCAGAAGTCCAAGAAATACCACCTATTAATATTATCGTAGACGGCAATGCAGTTAACGCTTCCTCAGAGTGAGATATTTTGTAGCCCTAGCAGGTTTAGGGTATGCGTAGCGGGCAGGCGGTTCGGTAAAACGTTCCTGTCTACAGGGGAACTATTAAAAGCGGCTATTAGCGGCAAGGATAAGAACTGTTGGTATGTCGCCCCTACCTACGGGTCAGCTAAAGAAATTGCTTGGTTAATGTTAATCCACAGCATACCTCAAGAATATATATACAAGACTAATGAAAGCGCGCTAACCCTTAGATTAATTAACGGCTCAGTGATCAGCCTTAAAGGAGCAGAGAAGCCTAACAATTTACGTGGTAGGGCTTTGGACTTTGTTGTGCTAGATGAATTCGCAAATATGCGGCCAGAGGCTTGGTATGAAGTTATAAGGCCATCGCTATCTGATAGACAGGGGTCAGCTTTGTTTATCGGTACGCCAAAGGGTAGAAATCATTTCTATGATCTTTGGGCAAAAGGAAAAGACAACGCAGAAGATTGGGAGTCATTCCAGTACACCACAATCGAGGGCGGCAACGTACCAAAGCAAGAAATAGAGCAAGCAAAGTCTGATCTAGACCAAAGAACATTTAACCAAGAATATAACGCAGCGTTCGTAACTTATGCCGGTCTTATCTATTACGGGTTTAGCCGTGAAGAGTCCGTATTGGATATGGGCGATGATAGTGGTACACTCCACATTGAAATGGATTTTAACCTTGATCCCATGTCAGCCGTTATCTGCATTCGTAAAGGCGAGAAGCTGTATGCCGTTGACGAGATTGTCATGTATGGATCAAACACTGATGAGATGGTTGCGGAAATAATAGACCGCTACCCAAGGCGCAGTATAATTATTTATCCAGACCCAGCATCAAGACAGCGGAAAACCTCTGCTGGTGGTCGCACAGATTTGTCGATCTTACAGAACGCAGGATTTAGCGTTAAGGCGAAGAACTCACACGCA